GAAGGGCAGTTAGTAGGTGCGCCATGAAATATCAATTAGGCAATCTATTGATCGAGATGACTGATCGGCATACCTTACCCTACTACCAGCAGCAACATAAGCTCTATGACCGCTTTTTGCCCCATTTAGCTAAATCTTTGCAGGGTTCTGTCATTGATATAGGTGCAAATGTTGGTGCGTTGATGGCTGCTATGGCACAAGCTAATCCAGAACTTGAATTTTTCTGCGCTGAACCTCAAGAAACTAATTATGTTGCGTTGCAACAAAATAAAAAATTATTGGAGGATAAGTTAAGCACTAAGGTTCGTGTGATGAAAAATACAGTTGGAACAGTTGGTGTACCGCTTACAGCAATCATGAGCGAGTTTGGATATCAGCCAGACTTAATTAAGGTTGATGTTGATGGCATGGACTACGATGTGCTGAACTCTTATGATTTTGCACAAAAGCCTATGCTGTATTTTGAGGCAGATTATCAAACCGAAACACAGCTAGAACTATACAAAAAGTTAATTTATGACTTAACTCAAAAAGGGTATAGCAAGTTTTTCTTATTTGATAACTTTGGCGCTTACATGGGTTCAGTAGAGCATGATCAAACTGATCATATAGATAATCTATTTAACTACATTTGGACACTTAAAATGAAGCGCAGCACGATGACAATCTATTACCTGGACATTCTTGCTGTAACACCAGCAGATGCGCTAAGAGCTTCCAGATCAGTCAATGAGTATTTAGAGCTTAATCCTTAACCAGATACGCTCATGCAACCAGTACAAGGCAATCTTGGAGAACAGCTCTACAAAGGCTATTGTGACTGCAAGGTTGGCTTGTCCTGTAATGATCCAAGACAGCACAAAGGTATCAAGGCTGCCTGTAATGCGCCAGGTTACAGCCTTGAGCAGCGACTTGTAATGGCTATCGTCTGCCACGCTTCTTGGCTGTTCTCTTGGATTTGCGGAAAGCCGCTTCAGTTGGCGCACCTTTTGAGCCTGGCTTTCTCATCTTCTCGCCAGAGCCTTTACGGATACGCTCTCTCTTTTTGTGAATATTGGCATAAAGTCCTGGTTTCATCTGCACCCCCATCTTCTTCTGGCAGCCTTGCCTCTTTCACCTTTCCAATTTTTGGATCTAGCACAAAATGATTTGTGTCTTGGTCCTGATTTCGTTGGTGCTTTTAGCTTGCTTCCTGTTGCTCGGTTGTATTTCTTTCTTCCTTTTGCTGTTAATCCACCGCCTTGACTTACTGACAGCTTTTCGCCACGACCTACGGAAAGGTTGGTATCTTTAGACATTATTTAACCTCATCATATTGTTTATAGCAAGCTGCTAATGCTGTCCGCAGTCCGTCTGCTCTGGCAGCTTCCCTGTCAAGAAAAGTTGCATCCTCGGCAAAAAGGGACAACCCAGATCCACCTTGTCCAGCGTTGGTTTTGTTGTCGTTACGACTGGTTCTTGAGCGCAGCTTGATAAGAGCATCAGCAAGCTGATTATTGATAGCGTTAATTTGAGCATCTTTTTCTTTCCTGATTTTGTCTGCAGCAGCAAGATTGGCAGATTCTTGTGTCTTGATAGCCTGTTCTCTCTTGATTTGTTCCGCTTGAACTTTCTTTTCCCATCTCCAGCCATTGACATTCCAGCCAATAGAGAAAGTCAAAACGGTTACAACAGCATAAATAATGAGTTGTATTGGAATCATCCCGAACATTTGTCATATTCCTCTGTTCTACGCTTAACAAGCCCTGGCTCTACTTTACCGCCAACCGTATTCCATTTCAAAAGCTCTTTGCAAGCACCAGCATAGTCCATGCTATTAAGTTTTTTATTAAGGGTTGAGTGACAGAAAGCAGACACCCCAACATTGTAGGTAAAGTCCAAATAAGCATCGTATTCTCCTTGAGAAATGGGTACTTTGATACATTGAACCATGCCTTTGGATATTGTGTCGAGAGTGTTTTCTAATTTGACTAAAGCTCTTACAGGATCAGTCTTATCTCCCTTTTTTGTTCCGTCAGCTTGCCCAAAACCAACCGTATATATACCGCCTACATCTTGATAAGCAGTACCGCTATAGCCTTCGTGTACGGCAACACCTACAAGCACCGCTGCGCTTGCGACAATGGTAGCAGCGGGCTTTCTATCCAATTACAAACCTTCGCCTGGAGTGAAATAGCACTCAGATGCACCCTCACCAATGAAGGCTACATAAGTATTTGCACTAGAAAACTGTTGTGGAATAGTAAATACTTTAATTGTTCCTGGCACAGAAACTAAACAATATTGTGGGCTACCGTTGCCAGGTGCAGCAACAGTCACAGAGGCGTTTGCGCTAACTTGAAAATACACAGGCTGACCACCAGAACCCGTAGGCTGATGATTAGACACTAAAAGCTGATTGCAAGGGCTGTCAGCAGTAATGACTACGGTTTGGCTATTCGTAGTCGCATTGGCTTTATAAGTCTTGCCTTGCGCTTGAAAAGCAATGTTATTAGCCATTTAGAATATGTCCTTTTTCCCTGCGTTTCCTGGCTTGGTTGTAGCGGAATCTTTGGTATTGCTGTTGTTGTCAAAGTTCCATACAGCGGTATATCCAGATGGCATTTTGCCACCAAAAGTGGTGTTTATACCGTTCATAGATCCATCACGAGGCAACTGTGGGCGAGTAGATTTAGCAATCTGTTGATTCACATCGCTTGGTCTTTTATAAGGGTTATTGTGACTACTCCCCTGATTTTTCGGTTTGAGGCTCATTTCTAGTCCTTTCTTTGACATTGACTATAAGGTAACAAAATACTACAAATATGGCTAGTGTTGTCACTCTTTCCCACATGGGATTCCACATTGTCCAGCCACACATAATGCTTGATGCCACTAGCGCCAAAATCGTAATCAAACGGTCTGAGATGATTTTTAATGCTAGGCGAATAAGAGCTACTGCTTCCATGATTGATCCCCAATGTAGTTAAACAAAACACAGTTTAACCTTCTTCATCATCTGTTGCAATAAATCCACTACCCCATTCATCATCACTAATCTTTTGCTTAAGTTTTTCAATGTTGACCATGCGATCAATCACTTTACATTTGTCAGTAAGAGAAGCCTGATCGTCAGCCATGACCTGGCGCAGCAATAAAGCTACAGCATCTTCAAGATCTGGGTTCAATCCCTTTTGTTTTTTACTCATTACCGATTACTCCAGCACCCGTTGTTAAAGCGTTTTTGATAATAAAGCGGGCTGTTTGCGCTGCAGCACTTGGCTCTAGTGTCATCTGCACCACTTGTAATCGTTTTGTGATCTCAGCAGATTTTTCAGGAGAGATTAGCCCAGTATTTTCTAATGCTGGTTTGATAGTTCTTGCCCAGGCATCACCAATCGTTTTAGGATCAGAACGAGATAAAGTGGTATCAACTGCATCTCCGAATGATTTTAAGATTGCAGGATCAGATTTAATGATTGGCGCTATTTGTTGTAATTTGACAGTTTCGCCTTTTGTAATCAGGTTTTCTATCTCTTTTACAGGATCGCCAGTCAAGCCTAATGACTTGAGTTTTGCACCGCCAGTTAGCTCTTTTGCTTGTTTTTCAGCTTCTTTAGCAATATCAGCAGCAGACTTCTTGCCAGCCTTGATTTCCGCTTTGGCAGCTTCTTCTGCTTCCGTTTTGATTTTGCCAGCCTTTTTTTCAGCAGCGCCAGGTAAATCCTTGATCTCAGTTTTTAATGATTTAGCCAGTTCAGCAGTTTTAGGACCAACACTTTCAGCCCGTCTTAATGCGTTTACATGATTTGTAATATTGCTTTTTAAGGTCGGAAAAAAGTTTAGCCATTCTTCATTGTTATAAAGATATTGCTCGGCTGCTTTAGCATTTTGATCTTTGAGGGTTCTAGCCACATAATCAGAGGCTTGTTTTTCAACAAACGCTGCATCACCAGTTAAATTGATCAAATCCCGTACTTTTTTCTCTGTTTTAAAAAATTCTCCAGGCAAACCATACGGATCATAAGTAAAGTATTCTGGGTTAATTAAATCTTTTTTGATAATCTTTTTTCCAGCAGGAATTTTCAAAGCATCTAAAACATCTTTGCCTTCAGAATAATTCTTTAATAGGTTTTCAAAAGCACCGTTTTTTCCACCAGCGTATTCGACCTGGATGTCACGAATCATTTTGTAAAGATCCATAGCTTGCTGCTTTTGCAAACCTTTAAATCCTTCAACTTCCTTGCCAGTAAATACTTCTCCCAGCCTTCTTCTGACA